AATCCTCTCCGCGCGATCGCCGCGCAACCTGCGGCGCCACGACGCCAAGAAGCTTTTCATCGACGAAGAGGACGGCATGGAGGTCACCCAGGAAGGTGACGCCGTGTCGCTTGCCGAGAAGCGGACGCTCGCCCATCCGGATCGCAAGATCGTGCGCGGCTCAACGCCGATCGACGAGGACAGTTCGTCGATCAACCGCGCATACAATGAATCCGATCAACGGATTTTTGAATGCCCGTGTCCGCACTGCGGGGCATTCTTTGAGCTGCAATGGGAAATGATCGTCTGGCCCGCCGACGATCCCGACAAGGCCGCCTGCGCCTGTCCGCATTGCAACAAATTGATCGACGAGCGTTTCAAATTGCAGATGGTGGCGAGCGGGCGCTGGCGCCAAACCCGGCCCGACGTGATCGGCCACGCCGGGTTCCGGCTCAACACGTTGGTGTCGCTCCTTGCCAACGCGCGCTGGGGTCGGCTCGCCGCCGAATTCATGCAGGCCCGCCGCGCTGGCCCGGTCGAAATGCAGGTGTTCGTCAACACCGTGCTGGGTCGGGTGTGGCGACACTCCGTCGACCAGGTCAATCCCGACAGTCTCATGGCGCGGGTCGAGAATTTCGGCCTCACCATCGGCCGCTTCCCTAAAGAGGTGCTCGCCATCACCTGCGGGGTCGACACCCAGGACGACAGGTTTGAGGGCAGCATCTGGGGCTGGAACGAGCTGCAGGCATTTGCGCTCGGGAGCTTCACGATCTGGGGCAACCCACGCGATCCAATGACCCAGGCCGAACTGGACACCGTGCTCAAGACACGGTGGCCGCATCCCAACGGCTGGGCGATCGGCGTGGACATGACGGCGATCGATAGCGCCGGCCACGCCACCCAGGCGGTCTATGACTTCTGTTCCTCGAGATACGATCGCCGGATTTACCCGATCATTGGGCGCGCCGGCACCCGCAAGGTCTGGGAGCCGAGCAAGCGCAAGAAGGACGGCATCAGGCTCATCGTCATCGGCGTCGACCAGGTCAAGACCGACATTCTGACAAGACTTGCTATCTCGCCTCGCGACGAGAAGGGACAGCCGCGGCCTGGCGCGCTGCGGCTCTCATCCGATTTGACGGAAGAGTGGTTTGAGCAACTAACCGGCGAACGACGAGTTGTTCGTTATGTCCGAAATCGGGCAGTCGTAGAATTCCGCCCGCTCAAATCCGGACAACAGGTCGAGGCGCTTGACACGTCGGTCTACGCATTCGCTGCACGGCACGGGCTCCACCTGGACTTCGCCGAGCGGCGCACGCGCACCGGCATCGAGAACCCGGCACCGATGCAGACATCACGTCCACGTACGTGGCTCAGCGGTGAACGTTCCAACTGGCTCAAAGGCAGGAGGCCAACATGATGGCGACCAAGGAAAAATCAGCAGACAAGGCGCTCTCGTCTGACGAAATCTTCGAAAAGGGCGGCGGCACGATCGTGCGGGTGGGCAACGTGTGGACCTATCCCGGTTGTCCGATGGACAACAGCGGCACCAATCTCCGGCTGCCCATTGAATCCATTCCGCATGACGACGTGCAGGCGTGGATCCGCGATGGCGACGTTCTTCCAGCCGCGTTGGACCACAATCAGCGCCTTGTGGCCGTGCGGCAAAAGCCGGCCGATCCAGAGGCACCATCGCCGCCGGTTCTTTTGTCGACGCAGGCCGGCACGCCGGAGGCCGGCACCGAGCTGCCGATCGGATCGCACCCGGCCCTGGATGCAGGACGTCGGGCCGTCTCGCCAGCAGAGGCCGCCCTAGCCGCGACCAAGAGCATGCTGCACCTCGCCCAGCCGCACGGTCTGCTCACTGGCGGCACGGCAGGCGGCGGCGTCGAGGGCGCTGAGACCGGCAAGCAAGAGCCGAGCATCAGCAAAGAGCCGACCCAGGAGCAGACCGGTGCGCGTAAGGGGCGATGATGCCATTCCCACCGCGGCCCACCCCGCCGGGCTTCGCTCAAGTGCCGGTAGGTGCGGCTCCTGAGCCGGCGCCGCCACCGCTCCCGCCGCGACCCACCCCACCGGGCGTGCCACCGGCACAACCCGCGCGACCACCGGGCGTGCCACCATCCCCGCCGGGCATTCCATCCGGGCCGCCACCGGCGACGGGCCAGTTCGCGCCGCTGCCGCCACCGCGCCCAAGGGACACCCCGCCGGGTTTGTTTCCGCCGGAGCAAATCCAGGGATGGCTGGAGGCAATTCAAGCCGCCATCATGAGCGGCACCAACCGCGTGTCGTATGACGGCAAGGCAGTGGAATATCGCAGCATCTCCGAACTCTATCTCGTGCGAGATGATCTGCTGAGACAACTTGGATTGGTCGCCCCAGTCCGGAGAACCGTAGCATCGTACGACGGCGGGTTCTGATCTTTGCTCGACATCAACTGGATCGACAAGGCGGTGGGATACGTCTCACCGCAACGGGGGGCCGCGCGCGCGGAGGCGCGCACCCGCATGCGTCGCATGCATCAGCTCCAAGCGATGTACGAAGGCGCCAGTCTATCTCGCCGTACGCAGCACTGGCGCGCGGTTGGAACTGACGTCAACGTCGAGGTCATGCAGGCCGGCGGTCGGTTGCGCGATGTGGCGCGCGATATGGTTCGCAACAACGCGCTCGCGCAGCGCGTCAAGTCGACCGTCGCCCACGATGTCGTCGGTGCCGGCATCATGCCCAAGGTGGTCGGCAGCGAGAGCCGCGCCACGCGGGTCCAGGAGCTGCTCAAGCAGCATCTCGACAAGAGCGACATCGACGCCGACGGTCTCCTCAATCTCTCCGGCCTGCAGTCGCTGGCTATGTCAACAGTGGTCGAGTCGGGCGAGTGCCTGATCCGCAAGCGGCTGCGGCGCAAGACGGATGGTTATGCGCTACCGTTCCAGATCCAGCTTCTCGAGCCCGACTATCTCGACATCAGCGTGGATGGTCAGCAGGCTAACGGCAACTACGCGATCCAGGGCATCGAGTTCGACTTGCGCGGCAAGCGCGTCGCGTATCATCTGTTCGACCAGCACCCCGGCTCGATTGGTGTGGGCCGCAATATCAGGAGCACGAGCTCGCGCGTCTCAGCGGATTTTTGCACGCACGTCTTCCGCGTCGATCGGCCAGGACAGGTGCGCGGCGTATCCTGGTTCGCACCCGTCATGGTGCTGATGCGCGATTGGCAGGATTATCGCGACGCCCAGCTCATGCGGCAGAAGATTAGCGCCTGCTTCGCGGCGTTTATCAGCCGGACATCCGACATTCTCGTGCCGACAGGCATGAACCCTGACGGCACGCCTTCGGCCGTGCCGCAGTACAGCAACATCGGCAACCCCGTCGAGGCGTTCGAGCCCGGCATGATCGAGCGGCTCCGCGACGGCGAAAGCGTCACGTTCGCCACGCCACCAAGCACAAGCGACTTCGGTCCGTACAGTGTCGCCACGCAGCACGAGATCGCGGCCGGCATGAACGTGCCATACGAGGCCGTCACCGGCGACTGGTCGAACGTGAATTACTCGTCCGGCCGCATGGGGCATCTGAGCTACCAGCGCGGCATCGAGACCTGGCGCTGGAACATGCTCATCCCGATGATGCTCGATCCGATCGAACAGTGGATCTTCGAGGCCGTCAGCATCGCCACCGGGTCAAGCGAACCGTATGACCTGGAGTGGACGCCACCGCGGCGCGAGATGATCGATCCGGACACGGAGCTGAATTCTGCATCGAAAGCAATTCGAGCGGGCCTCTCCTCGCGGCAGTCCGAGTTGCGCAAGTTGGGATACGACCCAGAGCAAATCCATCGCGAGATCGAAGAAGACAACGAAATCGCCGACGACAAGGGCTTTATCTTCGACAGCGACGCACGTCTAACCACCAACCGCGGCGTTGCCCAGAAGAACGAGCCCAACAAGGCGGCGCCCAAAGCATCGGGCGACACGGGAGGCGGCTTCGGCGACGACGAGCCACCGCAACCTGACCCCGACGACCCCGACGAGCTGGAAGAGGCGGCAGAAGAAGCCGCCTAGCATTCCTGTAAAACAACGAAAGAGGCCCTGGCCATGGTCGAGGTAGTGACCACGCATGCCATGGACGGTACGCGCTCGCTCATCACGAACGGCGAACTGATCCTTTATGGCGTGATCGATCCCGCCGGCTTTTTTGCCGACAGCATCCGCGCGATCGACGTGATCGATAGCCTCGCGGCACTCCCGTCTGGTGGCGAGCTGCTTGTACGCATCAACAGTCCCGGCGGTAGCCTCGACGAGGGCGTAGCCATCTACAACAGCCTTCGCACGGCAAACAAGCGCATCATCGTTCGTATCGACGCGATGTGTGCCAGCGCCGCGTCGGTCATTGCCATGGCCGGCGACGAGATCGTCATGGCGGCCGGCAGCACGATGATGATCCACGACCCGTACGCCAGCTTGCTGGCCGCAGGTTCGGAGGAATTGCGCGCCGCCGCCGATGTGATCGATCAGCAGCGCGAGCAGATGATCGGCATCTACGCGGCGCGCACTGGCGCCTCGCGGGAAGAGATCAGCGCCTGGATGGCGTCCGAGACTTACATGGACGCAAACACGGCGCTGGAACGCGGTTTCTGCGATCGCGTCGAGGAGCCCGCGATGAAAGTCGCGGCCTGCGCCACGCTCAACAAAGCAGACTTGGCACGGCTCATGGCTGCGCCATCCACCGTCCAGACGAAAGGTCTGGTCAAAGCGGCACCGCCGCCCCCTCACAGAACGAGGATAACCATGACTACCAACACTGGCGGCACCCCGACCGAGACTCCGGCTGCCGTTCCTCCCATCATCACGCCTCCTGCGGCTCCGTTTCAGCCAATCACCGGCACGCCTCCGGCGCCGGCTCCATTGCCCGTCTATGCCGCGGCACCGCCCGCACCGGCGCCCGTCGCGCCGCCTGCGCCGATCGATCTCGTGGCTATCCGCCGCGAGGCCGTCATGATGGATCGGCAGCGTGCATTGACCATCCGCGCGGAGGTCCGTCGCGCGC